CACTAGCCAGAAACGTGCCGAGACGGGTGTTAAGTACACACCAGCACAAGAGATGAAATTGTTGTCTCAGATCGCCGAGGCAAAGAAGTTGCGTGATGCAGAGCTTGAGCGCAAGCATGAGGTGGCAGTCGAGACAATAGAGTCCACATGGCCAACCTTTACCCCCGCCAGCCCAGATCATCCGTATCTTAAGCGCAAAGGGATTGGCGCACATGGTGCCAGAGTGACAGGCGATGGGCGCTTGGTTGTGCCATTGTTCAGCGAGGACGGCGAATTATCCAGCCTTCAGTACATTGATCACGATGGCAATAAGCTGTATCACACGGGCGGTATCACCGGCGCACGCTTTTTTATGATAGGGAAGCTCAAGCAAACCCTTTACATCGCCGAGGGGTTTGCGACCGCTGCGACCATCTTTGAGGCGACCAATGAGGCGGTGGTTGTGGCGTTCAGTGCCAATAACTTGCCAAGTGTTGCCGGTATCATGCGCACCAAATACGGTGCGACTCAGGACATTGTGGTGGTCGCCGATCACGACGTATCAGGCGTTGGATTAAACAAAGCCACCGAGGCAAGTGCCAAGCATGGTGTCAGGGTTGTGATGCCACCCATGTTGGGCGATGCAAACGATTACGCCCGTGCCGGTAATGATTTGTTTATTCTTCTCAATCCCCCCGTTGAGGATTGGTTGGTTGGGGCAGATCATTTCAGTGAAAGACCAGAACCCATCACATGGCTCGTTAAAAAGTGGTTACCCGAACAGTCATTGATTATGGTGCATGGTCCAAGCGGTGGTGGCAAGACCTTTGCAGTGCTAGATTGGATGCTGTCGATCGCCTCAGTCACAGCAGAATGGGCAGGCAACAAGGTCAAATCCGGCACAGTGGTCTATCTCGCTGGTGAAGGTCACCAAGGCTTAAAAGGGCGAGTAGCAGCATGGAAACACAAGAAACAGATCAAATCTCTCAAAATGTGGATATCCAAGTCAGGTTGTGATTTGAACACCCCAGAGGGTTACCAAAAGGCAGCCAATCAAATTAGGATGCTCCCGCACCCACCATCTATCATAGTGGTCGATACCCTGCACCGGTTCTTGCTGGGTGATGAGAATAGCGCTCAGGACGCCAAAACCATGTTAGATGCCTGCGCCGCACTCATGCGAGAGTTTGGGTGTAGTGTGTTGCTTGTGCATCACACAGGGGTATCAGAAGAGGCACAACATCGCGCAAGGGGATCAAGCGCTTGGCGAGGTGCTTTAGATATTGAGATCAGTATAGTACCCGCCAGAGACGGCCAGCCCCTTGAGATTGTCCAGCGCAAGCAAAAGGACGGTGAATTAGCAGAACCCTTATATGCTCGGATTGAGGGGGTGGTGATACCAGGCTGGTTTGATGAGGATGGCGAACCCGTAAAAAGTGCCACACTTGTGCTGGTGGATGCACCCATTAAACAGACCGCGGCCGACAATAAAATGCAGGAACATCGCAAGATGTTTGAAAATGCATGGTTCGATTCTGGCGCCGAAGACCTTAAAAATGAGCCTTATATCTCACGTTCAGCACTTAAAGAATACTTAGATAAACAAGATATTGCCAAAGCCACTGTGCAAAAAATGCTCAATCCGAGTGAGTCATCAAGGTTTATTGGTAAGCTAATTAACTCAAATATACTTAGGAGTGAGGGTCACGGGTGGGTTGTAAATGACAAATTAATGGCTCAAAGTATGCTGATTATGAGGGGTGTTGAATGAGCCAAAACCGTACCAAAGCGTACCAATGGTACGGTTTGTCCTTTGGTACGGTTTGGGGGCAAAAAGCCAGAAAAACCGTACCAAACCATACCAGCTATCTATAAGATAGCTGGTTTTGGTACGATTCTGGTGCGGGGTGTTTTGGTGTTGGATTAAGAATTTAAGAAAGAGGTGGTTTTGGTGTTGAATTAGGGGTTTTGGTGTTTTGGTGTTTTGGTACGGTTTAGGGGTTTTTTTCTGATGGCTCATTAGGGACTAAGTCAGTCACATTATCAAGCAATCTAGACTCAGCACTCCTTAGTGCTTCGTTGATTGAGATCTGAGTGTGAGTGACAGAGACGTCCACTCGCTCACCCCAGCTTTTAGGTCTAAGTTTTGCGGCCGTCCATTTGCGAGTATCAATCCTAATCTTCATTTGGTTTATCCAAGCACTTAGCTGGGGACCGTCTAGCCCCTCGGGTATCGGTTCCTCACTGATATCGATTAGGGACTCGGCGAGATAGTCAGCCCTTGCTTCGATTGCTTCATCATATAAACGCTTGGTATCCGGATGATTCCTTAAATGCCGCTGGAACGCATCATAAGTGGGATAGCCCTCTTTTTTGATAGCAGTGATAAGGCTGGATCCATTCCCTATCTCACGCAGCACTACAGGCCAGATAGAAGACCAGTCATAGAATGGCTGGAAGTTCCCCCAGTCGTCTCGATTCTCTAATACGGCCTGTTTAGGGGTATTGAGGGAAGGGTTATTGAGTGACTGTACTGGTGACTGTACTGGTGCTTGAATGTGTTCGATTGTCATAATCGCATCTATTAGGTTAGATTGCTGTCAGTTTAAATCATTAGTTGATAGAGTGTATAGGGGTGCATAAAAAAAGCCCCTCAGAGGGGCTTAAAATCGTTCCTAGGGGTATGTTTTTATACGTCGAATACTATGATGATTAAGACCACTACAGCACCAGTGATTAAGGGGATCATGGTAGCCAACCCTCAATGGCTAATTCGATGTTATTGATCAACTCAGCGAATGCCGGATTCTTTCGATTTTTAACAATGTGTTTAATGATCTCTGTCATTTCTTCGCTCTCGGCTATGCGAGTGCACCAGTGGTAGTAGTGCATTCCATCATGCGTGCTGGTGCCTGCTTCGATAGCATGCAACACGTCGATATAGTCTATGGCCTCAGCACCTAGGTGGTCCCTGTAGTCTTCGTCGCCATGTAAGTGATCATAGCGGCCGGATTCTGGTGATATGTGCATGATGTGCCCCTTTATAGGTAATTGGCTAGAATGAGCACCAGGGCGCCCAGGATTACTGCTAGTACTGCGTGGAATTTGTCGCTCATGCTTTTTGCTCCAATATGGTTTTTAATAGCCGGATAACTTTATCGGCGTCGAAGTCTGACGCGTCAGGATTCTCTAATAATTCTAGTGAGCGCTCGCAGCCGAGACGCATAGCAGCATATTGTGCGAGTATTTCTAGCATTTTGTTGCTCATGCTGCAGCCCTCCAAAATTTAATGGCTTGCTCTGCTTTTTTGGTGCCAGTACCATGCGCGGGAAACCCCACAATGCAACGACGATCTACTCTTGCACATAGCTGGCAAGATTCACACGTTACTGGTGAATCTTTAGGCGTAGCGGGACAAATCACGATCGGGCGCCCTTGTGGTGTTTTAAGGTTCGTTGTTTGGGTAGAATCAAGAACCACTACAACGGGACCGATCTCTAATGCTGCTAACTCATCGGCATGATCTACAGTATTGGCCGATAGATTGACAGTAAATCCCCAATTGTTGCACCCCTTGATGTACTCGGCATTTTTGCCAAGCTTGGGATTGTGGTGAGTATAAGTAAACCCGCGCTTGCCAATGTTAGCCGCTACTAGGTGCCCCATCATATGGCCGTTGATATGGCCATGCTCATCCTGTGGCAAGTCGCCCGCTTGGTTATGGCGCCACAATTGGCCATCTACTAGAGTTTTGATCTGAGCGCAGAATGTTAGCCAATCACTACCAGCCGCGCCATTTGTTACCCTGTTCCATAAGAAATTTAATCCGTAGTTATCTGCATAGCAGCCAGCAGCTTTAAACGGGCAAACATTAGGGCAAGTCACGCGGGAAGACGTGCTAACAGGAATAGGTCCCGTTTTTACATTGCTAGATTTGAGGGTTAAATGAGTGAGTATTGCTGCGATGGGATTTAGTGTGTGTGTCATTTTGCATTGTCCTGGTGTGAAATTCAGATTAGGAAATGATGGCCGCTTTCGCGGCCGGTGGAGTTTAGCTAATTGCGTAATTGCGCAAAGCGCGTACATACTGTTTAAAGCTTTCTTGTCCCTTGGCATTCATATACCATGCGACAACGACAACACCACTTTTGCGCATGCCGAGAAAGATACCCTTGCTAGTTTTGTCTGATGTATCGCTTGTTGTGCAAACCCATTGACCAATTGGAAGCTTGGCAATTTGCGCTTGTGACATTGCGTGAATGTTTTGTGTTTTGGCGTATTTCATTTGTATTTCCTCGTTTTGATTAAATCAGAGTGAGTTTTGTTGCGTTATTAATCCACGCTTGCGCGTCACGTTTTAAATCAAACGTATCGTAAACATAACCATCGTTTTGATCTATTACATTCCATGCCGTTTTAAGAGCGCCTGTAGCTGTACTGACTTGAATCTTTTGAATGGTGTAGTTTGTCATGTTGTCCTCATTTGTATTTACAGGTTAGGAATACATATAGTACCACAAAAAAGCACAATGCAACAAAAACAATCAACATATATATTTATAGGTTTGCCATAATCAATAGGCAAAACCTATCGCTCATTTGTTCCACGTGAAACAATAAAGGGTTTCATTTGTTCCACGTGAAACAGTGTGTTGTTGCCATGTTGCATCGCACAATGCCATGTTGCATTGTGCAGTGCAATATAAAGCATAGCTTAGTGTGTGTGTTAAGTGTTGCTTAGTCCTAAGCTAGCCTTAGTTCTAAGCATTGCTTAGCTAGGCGTGACGCAGTGCAGCATTATGCTGCAGCGCAGCAGGAAGGGGGGGGTAGGGCCCTGCGCTGGGGGTGTGTGTGTGCGCACAGTCTAAGAACAATTTTTATTTTTTATTATTATTCTCATCCTCATTACATTCATTTACAATTCGTTTTATGCAAACAACTGTCTACTCCGCCACTGAAGAGATGACTCTAATGAGCCGTCTCTGGTCACCCGCAATCAAGGATGATCCTCTAGCGTTTGTCTTGTTTACGTTTCCTTGGGGTGTGCAAGGTACGCCCTTGGCTAACTTCACTGGTCCACGCAAATGGCAGCGGGAGGTGTTAATTGAACTCAAAGAACACATTAAGCAAAACAACGGCAAGGTAGACTTTGATACGTTACGGATGGCGACTTCCTCGGGTCGTGGTATTGGTAAGTCTGCCCTTGTCTCATGGCTCACCATCTGGATGTTATCTACTCGGATTGGCTCTACCACTATTATTTCGGCAAACTCGGAGTCGCAGCTCCGTTCAGTGACCTGGGCAGAGATTACTAAGTGGTTGGCGATGTCTTTAAACTCCCACTGGTTCGAGGTCAGCGCCACACGCCTCATGCCGGCTAAATGGTTGACTGAACTGGTTGAGCGAGACTTAAAGAAAGGCACACGCTACTGGTCGGTGGAGGGGCGTCTTTGGTCTGCGGAGAACCCTGACAGCTACGCTGGTGTCCACAACTATGATGGCGTGATGGTGA